GAGTGGAGCCCACCGACACGGATCCCGACCGAGAGAAGGCGGCGGCCGCCGGTGCCTACGCGACCCAAAACCCGGCGAACCTCCCCGCCTACGGGCGCGAGGTCTACGACCGGATGCACGACACGACTTTCCAGATGTTCGGCAAGGCCGACGATCCCGCGAGCGAGCGCTATGCCTCCGGGGTCGCATGGCGAGCCGTGGCCCAGGCGTACGGCTTTGCGTCGGCTCCAAGCACGGCGAAGGCCGCTACGTTGCCGCAAGCAGCCGGGATGCGGCCCCCGGTCTCGGGCCACGGCCGTTTCGTCTCTGCCCCTACGCAAGCTAAAGGCATCCCGTGGGGTGGCCCCGTCTTCTCGGAAGGCGGGTTCTGGATCGTGCCGGTCTCGCGGTCCCGCGGTGCCGAGAACCTCTACGACCGGATCGATAGCCGGGTGATCCCGGATTCCGGCGGCGCTGTCGTTCGCGTCGGGATCGGCCGCCCTAATAACCACAAGCAGATCATCGACGTCCGGGTGCCGAAGCGGATGGTGGACTCGACCCCGGGCGGCTCCGGCGCTGCGGGCTGGGTCCAGTGGAATATGGACATCATCCGCACGGTCGCTCAGTCGGACGTCTCCCCCGGTGCCTTAATCCGCCAGTCGGTCGTCAAGGCGCTGGCTGCCCCCGCCGAGCCGGCCGCGCGGTTGGACGTCACGGGCTGCAAGTTCGTAACATCGCCCGAGAAGGCGCAGGAGCGGATCACCTACGACGTCGTGTACGCGCCCTGGGAGGTGGATCTCCAGGGCCAGTACGCAACCGAGGAAGAGGTCCGGAAGATGGCGCACGAGTTCATCGCCCGGAAGGGCGGCATGAACTTGATGCACATCACGGGGCTCAAGATGACGGACGGCCGCCCGGCCGGCGAGCCCGTTGAATCCTTTATCGCGCGCTCGGGGGACCCCGACTTCCCCCGCGGCGCCTGGGTCATGGGGGTCAAGTGGCACCCGGAAGCCTGGGAGCAAGTCAAGTCGGGCAGGCTCACGGGCTACTCAATCGAGGGCCAATGGGGCGTCGTGCCGCTCCACCTGGTCCCGTCGGCCGCCGAGATGGGGATCGGATGAAGTCACTACGCGAGCTGATCACGGGTGCCAAGGAACTCGACTACGTGGGCGAGATCATCGCGGGCGAGGTGACGGAAGTGGCAGGCGTCGATCGCCCGGCCACGGGCCGGCGCTGGCGCTTCTTCAAGGCTGGGCCCGGCTCCAAGGCGGGGATCTCCCCGACGCTTGCCCCCGGCGCCAACTACACGGCCTGTCTGGCAACGGGCGAGCAGCCCACGCCCACCGTCTGCGAGACGAATGAGCCCGATGCGCTCGGCAATTTCACGGATGTCCTCCGGGCCGACATGGCGGGGCACGACGCCTCGGTCGCCGATTTGAAGATGCTGGCCGAGGTCGAGGACGCGATCACACGGGGCGAACTCACATTGCAGGAGGAAAAGATGATCACGCGCGGACGGAAGTGCCCCGACGGGATCGAGCCCGAAGGCAAGGACGTCGCACCGCCGGTGCCCGAGGAGATGGCAGCCGATGTGCCGCTCGAGGACGAGCCGGCGGCAATCGAGGTGCCCTCGACCCCTACCGAATGGAGCCTCGCCGATTGCTTGACGCAAGCGACCGACATGGGGCTCCCCGAAGACGCCGCGGTCTCGGCCTGCCAGATGGTGCGAGGCGAGTTCGGCGACCCGAACGACGAAACGAAGATCCTTGTGCCCGACGGGACTGAACCCGAGGGCTTGATCAATGCGGCGGCGATGAGCTTGGGGCTGGGGAAGTCGCTCAAGGTAGAGCCTCAGGGTCCGCCGGCCGTCAAGTTCCAGGGTGAGAACCGCTGGCGCACGCTCTTCAAGCGCTTCTTGGGAATCCGTGAGCCGCGCCCCGGGCGCAAGCTGGTCGAGTATCTGCGGGGCGTGGAGTCCCGCGTGGAGGGACTCATGTCTGAGCAAGTGAAGTCACGGGAGGACCTGCGGCTCCTGATCGAGCAGCAAGGCCAGATGATCCACGCGCTGGCGGGCCTCGCTGGCGTCACCCTACCGGCCCCTGCCCCAGCTGCCCCGGCAGCCGTGGCGGAGCCCGCCCCCGCGGCTCCGCCACAGGGCTCCGGGAATCCGATCATGGAGCCTGCCAAGTCGGCGCCGACTGCCCCGGCCGATGGTGCCAAGGATGGTGCCGCGGCCGGGGCCCCGATCCCGGCGGCTCCTACCCCGGACGACCGAATCGCCCGGCTCGAGGCGACCGTGCAGGAACTCGTGGCAGCGCTCACGGGCGGCGGGCCGGCGATGGACGAGCCCGGTGACAACGAGCTGCCGGATCTCGTGGGTGCCGGAGTAGCAGCGCCCTCGGCCGAGCCGAAGCGCGTGAGTGCCGCGACCCCGCCGCCGAACCGGCTCCTCCAGTCGAAGGCAGTCGCCCCGGCTGGCAACGGTACGCCGGTCGAGTACTCGACCATTCTCGGCGCACCCGTGACGACCTCGGAGCGGAACGCGGCGCGTAACGGCGGCGGGCTCCCCCGCATCGCCCGGCGATAAGGAGCAACCCCCATGAGTGCGACCTACTTCAAGTCGATGCACGTGGACGAGGACCCGCAGGGCCCGCCCAAGTTCTTCTCCGACGTGCGGCTCTCGGGGGCCGATCAGCTCCTTGCCCGCGATCCCGAGACCGTCGCTTTCCTGGCCAAGTGCTACGCCGAAAAGGTGACGCACCCGCCAGGCCAGCGCTGGCACATCTTTGCCGAGAAGCGGCTCGGCGCCTTCCTCGGGGCTCTCGGGGTTGATCTCGAGGAGGCCAAGAAGTTTGTCGGCGAACCGACGGACGTCCCGACCTACTGCGACTCGATGGAGCAGTCGGTCAAGATGTTCAACGGGACGTCATTCCTTGCCAAGAACGTGTACGAGGTCTGCGCGCACCTTCGCAGCCGGCGAGCGCTCGCGCGTACGTAGGGAAACCACCCCGGGCATCACGGGACAGGGACGTTCCGTGCCGGAAGTTCCAAGGAGGGGACGCAAGTGCTATCCCAAGGACACGCGCTGCTCGCGGCACCGTCATCGGTGACCGAGGGTCGGCGCCTCACGAAGTACGAGCAGGCCAAGTTCCTGCTCCGTACCGTCGCTCCGTGCTTGATCCAGCCCGAGGAGGCAGACCGGCTCATTGACTACGTGGTCGATGAGTCCCAGATGTTCCGCGAGGCGTCGGTCGAGCGCATGACCACGAACGAGCAGACGATCCGCTTCATCAATCTCTCAAGCGGCATCCTTCGGCTCGCGACCTGTAACGAGACCCCGACCGAATCGGTCTCGATCACGAACACGAACAAGTGCTTGAAGACCATCAGTCTCGACGCCAAGTTCTTCCTCTGCGATGACGACTTGCAGGACGGGATCACCGGCCCGCAGTTGGAGCAGCAGATTATGCGGATGACGGCCGAGACGATCGCGAACGAGACAGAGCGGATCGCGTGGATGGGGAACACGAACGGGAGCTACACCGATCCCTCGAACGTGAACAACGCCGTCATGGGAGCGCGCGATATGTGGTATCGCCAGCTCCAGCAAGGGCACATCCTGAACGGCGGCGGGTTCTCGGGTGCCGATGCCGGTGACCGGACGATTACCTTCCACAAGCTGAACTGTCTCCAGCGCGCCCTCCCGACCAAGTACCGCCGGAACCCGGAACAGCTCCGGATCTACATGCCGAGTGACATGTGGGTCGATTATGCGGAGCTCCACCAGGGTCGTGAGACGGTCCTCGGCGATCGCTCGCTCTTGGGCCCGGTGCCCCGCGAGCACATGTCCACCCCGATCGTGCCCGTGCCCTTGATCCCGACCAACATCCGCGCCTGCGGGTGCGAGTCGCTCGCGACGTCCACGGGGACGTTCATGGTGATCACGGACCCGGCGAACCTGGTCGTTGGGATCCAGAAGAACATCACGTTCGAGCGGTGGCGCGATGGACCGCGGCACCTGACGTGGTTGATCTGGACTTTCCGGTTCGATGCGCTCGTGTTCAACGAGGATGCGACGGCGATGGTTGACTGCATGCAGCTGGATGCTTGCGCCTCGACCTGCGTGCCGGCGGCTCTGCCGGCCGGGCGCTGTGTCGCCTGCATCAACTAGCGCGGTAACGCTCTCGTAGCCTGCGACCTTCGGCGAAGCGCGGTAGATCTGGCCGGTTGCCCACGGGTTCTCCGGGACCGGCTGGAAACGCGCTTCGCCGAAGGGGACAGAAGCAAAGACAACTCACCCGGCTCTTGAGTAGCCGTCCGCCTCCCCCGCCCCAGCCTACCCATAGGGGCGAGACAGCCGAGAAAGGATGCCCGTGCCTCAGGTGGTCCTGGCGCGAAGCCTCACCTATGCCCACAACGGACGCGCGTTCCGGCGTGGCGAGCCCCAGGACGTGCCCGAAGGCGACTACCTATTCCTACTCTCCCAGGGCTTCATCGACCCGAACCACGAGCTCCAGGTGGTCCACCCGGCACGGCTGACGCGAGCCCCGGCGGATTCCGAGATCCCGATCGTCAGAACGGGCGGGCTCGGAGACGTGCTCATGGTGCTCCCGGCACTCAGGGAATTGGCGCGGCGGTTCCCCCGGCTCCGGTTCACCTACGCGACGGCGCACGAGTTCGTGCCGCTCCTCCGGAATTGCCTCCTAGGACAGCCGGGCGGGTTCCTTCACCGGGTCTGCGCCCTGGCCGATCTCCACGGGCGGCTCCCGTGGGTGATCGATCTCCGGGGCTACTCCGAGCGGGACGGCCGGGAGCGCTACGACCGGATTGGAGTTTTCGCCCGCTACTTGCTGAACGGCGGCGAGCCGCTCGACTGGTCCTATCCCTTGCAGGCCACCGATCAGGAGCGCTTGCAGGGGAAGATCGCCACGGGGGCCATCGATCACGGCCGGCCGGTGGTCGGGATTGTCGTTGGCTCGCACTCGCAGTCGGGGATGCGTAACTGGCCGACCACCTACGTCGAGGAGTTCGCCGAGCGGGCCTTCGATCATGGCTATCGAGCGGTGCTGATCGATGACCACGTGCATCAGCTGACCCCGCGGCTCGCGGCGGCGGGCGTGCGCTCGCTCGCCGGGCACCTGACGATCCCGACGCTGCTCTCAGTCGTCGCCTCGCTCGATTACCTGGTAACGCCGGATACCGGGGTGCTCCATCTCGCCGAAGCGCTGGGTGTACGGACGGTGGGCTACTTCACGAGCGTGCCGCCGGAGGCGCGGGCCGTGCATTACCGCTACGTGCGGAGCCTCTATGCCGCCGTCCACTGCGCTCCCTGCTACCACGCGCCGACCTGTGGCGCGCCGCCGGGGCAAACGCTCTGCGCGCTCGAGGTCAAGCCAGCTCGGGTCTGGCAGGAGATCGAGTGGATGGCGGAGAACGCGCCGCCCTACGACTACCGAGCGCCATTTGTCCACCTGCAGCCGGTGGCGCAGCCGGTGCAATTCAACTTTCAGGCGGCATAGGAGGAGCAGATGGTTCTTACATGGGTTGAGGTCTTCGATCGGCTCGCCGAGATGATCGGCTCGATCCAGCAGCCGGAGGATCAACCGCAGTTTCGGCTCATCGTGGACGAGCAGTCTTCACCGCCGAACGTGAAGATTGACGCGCGAGCGAATCGCGGCTCGGAATGGGTGCCGATCGGCGCGCTACCGGCGCCAGCGGATGAGACCCCTGAGCTGCCGGTCGGTGGTGGCGGACTCGGATCGGAGTTATAGATGTATTCAGTACGTGGACGAGCGCCGGCCACCGCGGCGACCGCCGATCATGCCGTCTTTAGCTTCTGGAACCCGCACTCGACGCAGCGCATCAAAGTCATCTCGGTCGCGATGTTCGCGCAGACCGCGTTCACTGCGGGGTGGGTTGGTCGTATGCGGCGGATCAGCGCGCGCGGCACGGCCGGCTCGACGGTGACACCTAATAGCTCGAACCATTCGACGCTTGGCGTGGCGCCGCCATCGGGCGCGCTCCTCGATCTGGCGCAGTTCTCGGCGCAGCCGACATTGCTGGCTAGCTCCGTGGACATACTCATGGGCTATCCGTTCCCCGCCGTGATCGGAGCGGGTGTTGTCTATCCGATCCCTGGTGGCGTCGAGATCGGACCCGGGGCAGGAATTGCTTTCATCCAGGTGCCGGCGACGGCTTCGGGCGTGCTCGAAGTAACGATCAACTGGATGGAGGATTGGCTCTAGATGCCGACGTATCGCATGACGATCGTCGTATGCATCCAAAACCTCTCCGAGGTGTACGACGCCCTGCTGCCTGGTGGAAACAACCAGTGTTACGGCACGACGTGGGGCGCGCTCTTGCCCTGGTATGACGGCATGAGTCGCTTGGGACCGGTCCCGTCCGGCGTGCGTACGTATTACCCGAGCAGCATGGCTCATCCACTGATGGACTCGGAGCCCATGCATTCCTCCTCCTCGACGGCGCAGTACACGGCTCCGGCCTATTGGTGGCAGTCGCAGGAATTTGAGGACACCGTGGCAGCGGCACCTTCGTTCGTGGTCGCGTGGGGCGCCAAGGCCAATATGGGAACGGGGTTCAACGTCCAATGAGCACGCTTCGCCAAAATGTCAGCGGGCAGCGCGTCTTCTTCGCGCTGATCAACGCGACGACGGGCGCCGGCCTGACCGGGGCCACCGTGACCGTCAACCGCGGGATCGACGGTGCGGCACAGGCGGCGGCGACTGGCACGGTGACAGAGCTCGGGCTCGGGCAGTATCGGTTCGACCCGAGCCAGGCGGACACGAATGGCGATCACGTCGGCTATATCTTCACGGCCACGAACGCGATCCCGGTGGGCGCCAACTTCGTGACCACCAACTCGAACCCGCACGACGGCGTGAGTCTCGGATTGTCGGCGGTGGCATCGAACGTGGTGCAAATCTCGGGTGACGCGCCTGCGGCCGATGCGCTCGAAACGATGCTCGACGGCACGGGCGGCAACAAGCTTACGCTTGAGCAGATCCGAGTCAACTCGACCACGGCGGGCGGCGGCATCGACATTGACAACACGGCCGGGCCGGCGATCAGCGCCCGCACGTCGAGCGGCGATGCGGCGGAGTTCGTGTCTACCGGTGGCAACGGCGATGGGATCGCGGCGACAGGGCAAGGCTCAGGTCATGGAATCTTTGGCACGGGAGGGGTTACGAACGGCGCTGGAATCCGTGGTCTCGGTGGGACCGATGGTCATGGATTCTTTGGCACCGGAGTAGGCGGTGGCAACGGCGCGCAGTTCACGGGCGGCGCGACAGATGGCATCGGCATCGCCGCCACCGGCACTGGTGGTGGTGCGGGCGGTCGCTACATCGGCGGGAATACTAACGGCAGCGGGTTGGAGTTGTTCGGCGGGTCTACCAACTCAACGGGGCTTAGCGCCAGTGGAAATGGCACGGGCGCTGGCATCACGGCCACGGGTGGAGCCACTGGGCATGGCATCAGCGGCGTCGGTGGTGGCACTGGGGCCAACGGTATCCACGGGATCGGTGGCCCCAATGCCCACGGCATCAACGGCACGGGCGGCACTAATGGCACCGGCATCCGCGGCTTGGGGACCGGCACCGCGCCAGGCATACGCGCTGTGGGTGGCTCGTCCGGGCACGGCTTCGATGCGACAGGGCTTGGCGTAGGAAACGGTATTAATGTGGTTGCGGGCGCGACAGACGCCCACGGCATCTTATCTCAGGGCGGCGGTGCCGGGCACGCGATCTATGCCCGTGGTGGCACGTCAAGCGGTCACGGGATCTTCGCCGAGGCCACGCTGGGCAACGCGGCCGGCATCCGGGCGGCAGGGGCCGGCACCGGCGCCGGCATCAGGGCCGACGGTGGCGCGACTGGCCATGGCATGCACGCCGTTGGCGTTGGCACCGGCAGCGGAATCGTAGCCGATGGTGGCGCAACAGGCGCCCCAGGCATCGCTGCTATCGCCAACGGTGGAAACGCGGCCG